ATTTCTGTCATGGTAAAAATTTTAATTTGATTATTTTTTAGACTTAGATAATTTTTCTTCGGCAGCTTGTTCAAAAAATGTAGCCACTGGGACACCTGTCTTTTTTTTGTTAGCCCGAACCTTATCAACAATAGCGGTCTTAATCTTTACCGATTCGTATTCGCTTTCTTTTTTGAGTGCCATAATGTAGAATATTTTCCACAATATTAGTAAACAAAACGACACCAGCAAATATTTTTAACCAATTTTCAAAATAAATCCCCTGTAAGTTTTCTACAATATGCTGCTTCCAGCTTCTAATTCTAACGTGGATATTTTTAGTACTGCCTATATAAAAAGCATCCCCGATAATCATTTTGTAAACACAAGCAACATTGGCTTTTTTTGAAATTGCCGGATAAATAAATTCCATAAAATAAAAAAGCCTCCAAGTAAATCCCCAGCTTCTCACTTCTGGTTCATTAAATGAAGGCATTTTAAGTCTTTTATCGCTATAATGTGAGAAGGCGATTACGAATGCAATATACTAATCTTCTTTGAATTTGCAAAGTCTTTTTCGAAATACACCAGCATAAATTGGATGGTCATTCTCAAACAATCTTGCGTAGTCTGAAGTATAAGTATTGTTTACTTTGAATCCATCGTTACCAGCAATCATTGTATTCCATCTGATTACCTCAAAGATTTGCTTTGCTCCAATGTGCTTATAGCCACGATTGATTAACTGGTATGCAAGTCTTTTAAACTCGGTGTAGATTTGTGGATTTTCTTCGTGATACTTTTTGAAGCTTCTCATCTTTGATTAATTTAAGTTTTCGATAGTTGTTTTGTAATTCTTTAGCAAGATGCTCTTGCCATTGGTTAAAGGTTAGTTCTTTCATAGCTTGAATAAATAAACAATTAAGTAAATAATCCAAGTAGAAATTATGCCACATATTCCGAAGAAAGCCAACGCTTCGCTGGCTCTCTCGTGATTCTTGTTCTTACCTTGACTCATAAAGCTTTTCAAGCATTAGCTCTTTGATTTCGTCCATTACATCCTCATTCTTGACTTTGCCGTAAACTACTTGCTGAATCAATGGCATAGAGAATTCTCTTGCGCTAAATGGCTTAACTCCTTTTCGGTTAAGTCTTTCTGCGACTTCTTTGTACATATCCATTTTTCTAATCTTCATATTATAAAAGTATTTTTAGCGTTGTATTCCTCTAAGCCATCTCCATCTTCATTGGCTATTAACTTATCGTATTCTTCGCCTTGTTCAGTAATCCCATTTAAGAAGTTACCAGCTTTCATTCCAGTAATGTATGCGTAAGCTTCTTCTTTTGTTTTAAACTCTTTCCAATGGTAGTAGTCTTGAGCATATCCATTGAACGATCCACCATAATGGTCTTTCCATTTAAATTGGTAGTAAGTGTTTAACTTTATTTTATTCAGTCAGAATGGCAAGTCAGTAGAATTTGCATTTGACTTTGGAACTTCTTGCTTTGCTCCAGTAGCTTCCCAAGTATCAAGCTCAATGTAATACTTTCCGTTTTGGCTTTGGTTAATATTAAGGTTAACCCAACCTTTTTTAGCGTTTGCTTGTAAGAAGGCAATCGCCTCCTCTACTTTGAATGATAGCTTGCCAATGGCGAAGCTTGGAGCATTATCATTACGTTTGAAGATAATACCGTCTGCGAATACTTTGTCTTTCTTTTCCATTACTTTAATTGAGATTTACGAGTTGAAAATAATTTAATATCTGCATCAGTTAAAACTGATTTGTACTTGTTGTATAAGTTTGTAAGCTCTGCTTCGGTATTGCAATCTTGAATCATAACAATATCAAACTTAACATATCCTTGATTGTCTTTGCCATGTGTATTAGTTGCATCTGAATCTTTTGTATCATCTAATGCAAATAATCCATTTAAGGCATACTTGCGAGCGTAAGAACTTGAAGCCCCAGTAACTTGCGAGCCATCCATTCCTTTCTTTGATTCTTCCTCTCTTGCATATCCATCAACTGACCAAGTTTCTTTGCCATTTGAAAGCGTTGCAGTAGCCTTAATGTAATATCTATCTCCCACGTTAATTATAGTGTCAGAGATTGTAATTGAGTAACCCATTGGATTTACTACTTGCTTAACTGCCTCAAGGATGTCTTCGGCAGAACGGTAATGGTATTTACCGAATGAGTTAAACTGCCCTTTTGGAGCTTTAACTTTACTTTGAATAATTGATAGTTGGTTTTCCATAATTGATAAATTTTATAAAATTTGAATTACTTGTTTTGCATTCGTGAGAGATTATGTCTTTGATAGTCCATAACTCGTGATTAAAAGTGAATATCATTGTATAATATCCCGCTTCATCTTTGAATTGTGCTTTAATAGTTTTCATAGCTTTTCGATGATTGAAACGATTGTAAGAATTAAGGCTAATTTTGCAGCTAATATTAAAGCTGGCTTGATGTCGGCAGTTGTAAAATCTTCGCCAATCATTAGTGAGATAAAGTTTTTCATTCTGATTAAGGTTTATTCGATTGCTTCAGTGCTTTCGATAGGTCAAAGGTAATACTTTTTTCTGAATAAAAAACTTTTTTAATTATTTTTTTTCAATAACAAAAAAGGACATCAGTAAAACCGACATCCTTTCCTTTCAACTAAACCTTATCTACTATGAAAACTAATTGAATGCAATATACTAAAAGATATGGGAAAGCCTTGCTACTTGCCCAAACTCTTTGTGATGGATAAATCCTTCAACAGCTTTGGTAGCGTGTTGGTATCCGTTTCTGTGATGCCAAGAATCAGTCCCGCTTGGCGATCTAAGACTTTCAACCGTAACTCCAATAAAGTCCTTGCTTACTTTATGGTGCAAGTGATGGCTATAAACGTATTTATGATTAGTTTCAGCCCACATATTTTTAGCTTCAACTGCCATTAACATTGGCAAGTCTTGAGGCTTCGCTCCATCGCCATGAGTTGACCCTATTAGATTGCTCCCGTACTGGTAATACTTGCGATGCGCTATGCTACAATCAAATGTAATATTAGATGAATTTCTAAACCAAGACTGAATCACATCTGCAAGAAAGAATCCGCTTTGGTAATCGTGATTAGATGGATTGAATACAAAATGAATATCCGCTATTTGCATAAGTAGCTCAATCACTTCAACATATAACTTCTTGGCAGATAGGAAATTCTCGTAAAACATTCCATCTGTGTCTTGTGGTGTACCGCTTGTGGTAGTTCGCTTGGCGCTATCAGTGTGTAGTATGTCATTGCCCGCAATAAATAAAATTTGGTCTATATTAAATCCATTTGCTTTTTGGATAATGCCTCGAACACCATCCAATACTCGCTTCATTGCAATTTCTACATTATAGCTATCTCCAGTTTCATAAGCAGTTGCAAGCTTACCAATGTGAATATCAGCGGGATCGACAACAAGCAGATGCCCATCAGTATTATTACCACGAATAATAGTAGGATATACTGGAGAATAGTCTTGCATACTTGCAACAATCTCATCTCGAATTTCTTCATAAGTTTTTGCTTTATCGCCTTTAACGTGAACGGAATATTGCTTGCCCTTGTACCAGTAATTGGAAACATTCTCTAAAGGCAGTCCAACTGCTTCGCATTCATTAGCAAGAGCCGGATGGTTATTGATTCGCTTATGTCTTTGAACTCTACGAAGCAATGCAAGCCTTAACGCTTCCTTTTGGATGTGTGGATATTGTCCGCATAGATGTCGAACAATTGCTCCTTGACTTGGGAACTTGCCACTAATGTAAAGCTCTAAAGCTTCTTGGCTTATCTCTTGTGTACTTTTATTTTCTTGATTGCTCATATTCGTGCATTAATTGGTCTACCAAAAACTCTATATTATTTGCCAGCTTCATTTTAAGTACAAATGTAGCATCGTCTGAATCGCTAACTTGATTCATTACATCAAGCATTATATCCAATACTTGAGCTGTTGATAGTTTATCGCTCATTTGAGCAATAGGTACGATATTGCTACCGTTGTGAGTATAAAGAAATTCCTTTGCCATCCGTTTCTTTTGCGTTTGTTTTCACTAATATATAAAGATTTTTCGGTTTCGTATATCTTTGATTGTCTTGCATAGTTTTCGTTCGTTAGAATCGAAATATAAGCCTTGCTCAAGCTATCCTTTTGAAGCAATAGTTTTCTCTCTTTTAAGTCGTGAATAATTGTATCCATTAATGTTACTGGAATACAAATATCCTTACCGGTATGTCCTATAATTTTGTAAGAAATTTGTCCTTTCGCTATCACTGATAATAAAAGGAATGCGAGTAATAGCACTATCGGTTTTAATGATTTCATTTTGAATTACGATTTGTTGCGGAATTTCTAAAGATTTTGGCTTTTCTTTGCAAGAATTGTAAAAATAAGCCACAAAAAATAAAAGCAGTAAACTCGTTACTGCCTTAATTAAATTAACATATTGTTCCATAAAGCTCTGCTTCTTCTTTTCTGCGATTTAATAAACCATCCATTACTTTGCCATTTGCTTTAGTCCATCGCATAAACTCGTTCTTAATTGTTTTATCGTTTGGATCGAGATTTACTTTGCGGATTAATGTGCTTCCCTTTAAAGCGTGTAAGCCTATGTTGTATGCTATGCTTACAAGTGCATCAAATTGATTCTGATTAACTTTATCAGTCGTGAATGAATCAACACCTTGCTCGTAATGTTTTAGCATATTTAAGAGCATTGTATCAGCTTCTCTTTGAGTAACTGGCTTATCAGTTAATTTTACTTTTGTGCCATCAGGATAATAAGTAGCACCATATCCAATAGTAGGTATGCCAGCGGGACATTTGTAAGGAGCTGACTTAAATCCCTCATACTTCTTTATCAGGTTTAATCCTTTTGCTCCGATTTGGTTTACTTTCATCAAGTCCTAATTTGTGTTTTAAGTCGCTATTTTCAGTGCGTAGGCTATGTACCTCTTGAGTTAAGGCATCTACCTTATCGCTTAATTCTTTTACTTTATCAGACATCTCTTGAGCCATCTCTCGCCAAATCTTTATGGCTTCTTGTGTGTTAGTTATTTCGCTTCCTTGCACTTCAACATTTTCTTTCTTGCGACCAACTAACCACGAAACAAAAGCCCCGATTGCACCAGTAATAGATGGAACTACAATGTCATCCAAGTTCATATTAAGCTTCTTTTATCCAAGGCAATGGAAGTACAACAATAGGAGGATTCTTTTGCAATTCGATTTGCTCCTCTAAATTACTATCAATGCTTGCTAGGTCAAGTCCAGCTTCAAGCCAAGATTCAACTTGTGCTTGAGTCAAATCAGGATAAGCCGTAAAGTCAGTAGAGCTTGGAGTTTCGCAAGGCATCGTTCCGTAAGATTCTGCAATGTAACTTCCATCACTTGCATTTCTTCGCCAGTGAATTAACGATACTACATCTTGTAGTCCTTGCTCTTGTGGCTTGGTATCAAGCTGGACAATAACCCATTTAAATTCTACCATTACAATTCGACTTCCTCTTGTTCTATTTTATTAAAATTAACTCCTTTAACCCATCCTTCAAGAAAAGTATAATCTTCTAATCCTTCAGGAAATGAAACTTGAATAGGAGTAAAGCTAATTTTGCTGTCAAGTAAATCTTTCATTGCTTGGTTAAGCTTCTTAACTCCCTCTTTGTTAAACGAGTAATCTCCTTTTTCGTTTTGAATTATGTTTCCATCTTTATCTACCGAACAAGCTTCTAAACGAATCTCGTCTTTTTTATCATTGAAATCGTCCAAATGTTCCTGGATCAATTCCCCGATTTTAGCAAGTTTCTTTTGAGCTTTAGTGTTAGCTTGTTGTCCAACCGCATTTAAGATTTGAACTAATCGTAATAAATCAGAATACTTTTTCATTTTATTTTGTGTTTGTTTAAGCAAATATAATAATAAAAAGATATTAAGGCACAACCATTACAACTCCAGATACTTGATAAAAATCTCCGCTTGATAATCCCGAAGAAGAAGTTGGTAATCCTGAAACTCCAAACTTAGAAGCTCCCGAAGTTTTGCCTATAAAAACTTGCCCCGTTGAAGTTATTCTCATTCGCTCAAGACGCCCACTATTTTGGAATATAATATTTCCAGTCTGATAATTACTTAAAACAAAATTGCTTGATAGCCCAGCTACTGATTCAATAACTCCACTATTTTGCCAAGCTGTAATTCCATATGCTGATGTACCACCAACAAATATTTGAATTTGCTTATCTCCGTTTGCAGTATTAGCATTATATATTACAAGTCCACTTCTATTAACATCATTGCCACTTACATCAAATCTTGCTTGAGGGGAAGCTGTTCCTATTGCAACGCTTGAGCCATTGTCATAAATTAATGAATCTCCTAATGCTGATGAACTAGTCCATTTTGCATGATAATTTGTAGTTCCACTTCCTGATACTCCACTCCCTGAAATTGTCCAACTTCTGTCAGCACTTAAATCGTATGCTGTTCCGTTGATTGTTAATGTTCTCGTTGTTGGAACACCACCTAAACCCGTAAGAGTGTAGTTAGGGATATTTAATACATTGCTAATTAATGTCGCTGCTCCGCTTGAGCCAGTAGTTGTTAGCGATGTAATTCTGTTTGAGTAGGATGTATCCCAATTTGTTTGGCTTGCTGTTGTCGGCAAAGAATAACCCGAAGCGAATGTAATAGCCAAAGTCCCTGAGGAAGTAATTGGAGAGCCACTAATCGAGAATCCCGTAGGAACAGATGCTGCAACTGAAGTTACCGTTCCCGATCCCGAAGATATAGTTTGATTCTTCCATAAACTGCTTGTTGAATCATAAACTAAAGCTTGTCCATTACTTGGAGAAGTTAATAAAACATTATGAAGCTCATCTAATTCATAGCCATTATCTACCTTTACAAATATCTTTCCGTGTACCGCATGAGCATAAACTACATAGCCAACAATAACCATATGT